GCCTGCGCGAGACCGGCGATTCTCTCCTTGAAGGCGGAGCGCAGCAGCGCCTTGGTGTCGAACTCGACATACTCGTCAGGCTGGCCCTTGAGATTGAACAGCAGGCCGAAGGCGTCCTCGATGTGGTTGAGCGCAAAGCCGAGACCGGAGGCGATCCACTGCAGCATCAGCGCTTCCGTCGAGCCCATCGTGGTGCCGCCGCCGCTGATGCCGAGAATCTGCAGCGGGATGCGGAACGCCAGCGCGATGCGCTGCTCGGTCAGTTTCATCACCTCGGCAAGATCGGAATCCTTGCTGGTGGTTGCCAGCAATTGCGGCTTCAGGCCTGCGGTCAGGATCGGCGTGCCGCCTGCCTTCAGCCCCTTCGACTGCTCGTCCCAGCGGTCGCGGACGAACTGGACTTGGTCCTTGTCGAGGATCAGGTCGGTGGTCAGCACCGCGCTCGGTCGCGCTTGGTTCAGATAGAACTGGATCTGCTGGCGCGTCATCGCGTTCGACGTCGCGATGTCCTGCAGGGCCGCGCCGAGCGGCGTGTCGCCGACCAGCGGGAATGGATAGCGGCGACGCGTCGCGTTGAGCCGGATGTGCAGCACGTCGCGCTGCGGCACGATCAACTGCTCGCCCGCCAATTGCCGGTCGATCACGCTGTTGCCGCCGAGCGAGTAGAACACCTCGCCGGTCTCCGCGACTTGCGGATAGGACAGGCGCGGGTCCATCAGGTGCAGCTCGTCGATCTCATAGCGGTCGTTGCGCAACGCCAGCGCATACGCATTGCCGTCCGAGTAGAGCGAGCGGGTGCCGTTCAGCATGAAGTCGGACGGCGACTGGTAGGCGTTCGGGTGGCGCAGGATGCGTGACAGCGCCGAGTTGGTGACGCGGTCGCGGCCATTCTTGTCGTTCATCCGCCAGTGATCGCCGGGGCACATGGCGACCGTCTGCGAATAGGCCGACAGGCAGGCCTCCACCATCGCCGAGCTGTCATAGCCGGTGTCGGGAACGATGCCTTCCTGCCACCAATTCCACGGCGATCCGGCAGGCAGCCAGCCGCCGGTCACCGGGAGAAGGTACGGACCGGGACGAACTTCGCCCTCTCCCTTGACGACGAGAGAGGTGCTGCCCGCCTTGACGCGATACCGGGGCTTGTCCACCGCCGACTATTCCGCTTCCGCTTTCGCAGGCGCAGCCGAGCGCGTCTCGTATCCGGCCCTCGGCGCGCTGGCTTCCATGTGCCGCCGATGCTGTTGCGGAGGGTCGGACTTGGCCGTCTCGACCTTGGCGAAGCCGCCCTCCGACACGCCACAGGCCGCCTTCTTCGCCGCGTCGTTTTCCGCCTGCGTCGGCGACGGCGTCATGTCCACATCCTTCGCGCCCTTGACCGCCTTGGACTCGGCGTACTCGTCACGGCGCTTCTTGTCTTCCTCGACCGTGGTGCCAAACAGCGCCGCCTTGGCCTCGTCGGCCTCGGCCTGCGTCGGCGACGGCGTCAGGTCTTCCTGCTTGCGCGATGCGGCGGCCTTCTCTCGCTCGGCCTTCTCCTTCTTGCCCGCCTCGCCCGCGTGCTCGTCAAGCTCGGCCTGCGTCGGAGCCGGGGTCATGTCTTCGGCCTTTTTGTCATGCTCGGCGCGCTTGCCGTTGTCTCGTTTGTCGTCTGCCATGGGTCTCTCCTGTTCAAATGGGTGAAGGCTCCCCGCCCGAAGGCGAGGAGCTATCGGTCGTTTCGGCCTACCAAGTGACGCCAGCGACCCACGAGACGACGCCAGCGCGGCGCATCGCCCAGTTCATCGGCAGGATCAGCCGCAGCGCGAGGCTGTCGGTCTGGAACATGCTCTGCGCGGGTGCCGCCACCACGGCAGGCGTACCAGCCGCCGCGAGTTGCTGCGGGTTGGTGTCTTCCATGTGCAGCGTGGCCTGATCGCTGATCTCGAATCGCGGCGTGTCACCGGAGATCGAGACGTAGTCGGCCGCGTCGAGGCACAGCACCGTGCCGAGAGGCACCGTGCCGGACTGGATCAGCGGCTTGCCGTTCAAGCGGCCCGCGTTGACTTCGTCCCGGAACGGGAAGAGGCCGGACGGGTTCGGCGGCTGGATGAAGCCGATGCTGAGCGCCTGCGCCGGGTTCATGATGTAGACCATGTTGCGGATGTTGCCGTTGGTCGCCGTCAGGATCGCGGACGTCAGGTTCTTGAGGTCGCCGACGAGGGCAGCGAACGCACCGCCCGTGATCGCGGTCGGCGTCAGACCGGCAACGCCGTTGCGCAGACCGGCGGGACGAACCGCCGTCGCCGCGTTGGCATCGAGCAGGACGGTGTCGATGGAGATCGCGGTGTCCTGCTGGATCGCCTCGCGAAGCAGACCTTCGATGGCGGGCACGGAGTGCTCGTCCATCTCGCGGGTCCACGTCGTGATGACGGCCATCTTCTTCGGGGTCAGCGTCTGGCTGGTGAAGCCAGCCATGCGGACCGGGATCGGCTGGCCTTCACCGACGAACGAACCGGCGATGGAAGGCGTGACCGAGCGGGTCGGGACGATGATCCGGCCATTGCGGCCGAAGGTCAGCTTGAGCCCCATGGCCGACAGCGACGGATAGACCGCAGACGGCAGCAGGGTCGGCATCAGATCGGCGACGATCTGCTGCACGAGTTCGGCGGCCCAGCCCGCGACCGTGGTCATGGCCGGGGTTGACGCGGCCTTCAGCGTCAGGTCGCAGATGACCTTGGTGGCTTCGTCGTCGCCATAGATTTTCTGCCGCGCCTCGTCGATGTTGAGGTTGAGGGAGCGAGCAATGGCGCGCACCGTACCGGCGCGAACCAGAAACTCCAGCGGCTCCATCTTCTTCGGCGCGAGGCTGAACGGACGGCGTTCGCCGCTCTTGGTGATGATGGTGCGGGTCTGAGCGCCGTTGCCATCGTCGAGGGTTTTCGCCAGCCTGCCTTCGGAAGCCTGCAGCTCGACCAGCAGCGCCTCCTGATCTTCAATCCGCTTGTTGAACTCCTTGGTGGTGGTGAGATCGACGTCGGTGACGTTCTCGTCATCGACCGCTTCCAGATGTGCAGTCAGTTCGTCGCGCAGGCGCACGAGGCGCTGCTGGGTCTCTTCGATTCGCTTGGTGAGTGGTGAAGGCATGATCGTGGTCTTTCGAGCACGAGGATTTTCGGCTTGCCCGCCGTTGAGACCGCGACGTTCGTTGCTCTGGTCTTTCTTGTTGCCTTGCCCGGCAAAGACCATGGCGACGGTGTCGCGGGAGATGTTGAGCGATCTTGCAATCGCCAGTGCATTCGGATTGGCCGGGATCGAGCACAACGAGGTCTCGACCAGCTCGGTCTGTTTGAAGCGAGTGCCGCTGCCGTTCTTGGTCAGCGGCTCGGACTGACGCGGCAGGAAACCGACCGAGACCGCGCGCAGGATGTTCTGCTCGACCAGCGAGATGATCTCGTTGATGCGGTCTGACGTTCCCTTCTTGGCGAGCTGCAGATAGCCGCGCAGCTTGCCGTCCTCCTTGCGAAGATTGGTCCACTTGCCAATCGGAAAATTCGGGTTGTGGTTGAACAGCGCGACCGGGTTCTTGGTGAAGTTCTCAAGGTCCCAGCCCTCGGCCTCGATGACGTCGCCCATGCGGTCCGGCGTCGCATCCGACAGCACGAACTCCAGACCCTCGCCCGGCGTGATGTGGGTCTTGTGGATGACGTGCTTGGCGGCGCGGTTGTCCCACGCCACCTGACAGGCGAAGTCATCGCCATCGGTGGCGTCGAGGCAGCGCTCCATGAAGGTCTCGCGGTCCTCGTCCTCGCCGGGCGCGATGTCGATGTCGCCGTCGCCGTTTTTGGTCAGCGACTTCTTGCTGTCGCGCCAGATCGTCAGGCAGGCGGCGACCGCCTGCTCCTGCGAGCGTTTGCCGTCGCCCATCATCTCGGGGACGCAACGACTGGTAAATTCCGACTGGCTTTCGCCCGGCTTCGGGGTCATCGGCATGGCTGGAGCCCTCCAAATATTTCTGGATATGGTCTTGATCCATAGGCCGTTATGACCTATGTATGCCCGGACGGCGGATGGTCCGCCCCGGAGATTTGAATGACTGGCGAACAGGCGGTGCAGTGGATGGCCAAGAACGGCCACCCCGGTTACGCTCGGCGACGCCGGGCGCTACTGGCAGCACTGCGAGGAGACCCAGCGGATCATCAAGTCGATCCGCGCCGAGATCGCCGAAGTCGAGCAGTCCGCCCTCGACCGCTACGAGGACTGGGCAAGCGACTGAAAAAGCGGGCGAAAAAAGTCCGAAAAAACTTCGAGCTGCCCCTTGCAGCGTAGGCCGAAATGGCCTATATTAGACCTTGTCGGGGACTTGGGTCCCTCTGGAAAAAGGAGTGCGAAATGCACGTCTCTGAGTACGGTTCGCTCCGCGAGAAGATCGCGGCGGAATCGGTGGCCCGGAAGGCCAAGTATGCCGCGTTCGAAGCGGCGTTCGCCAAGGCGGCTGCGGCCGGTCAGGCGGCCGGTGAAGCGGCCAAGCCGCGCGCCATGATGGTGGTGCAGCCCTCTGATCCGCTGAACGATAACAGCGTGCCGAAAGCGATGTGGCATGTGCCGGAAGGCGTCTGCGGTTTCGCGTGGGTCAAGGTCGGTCCCGGCAACTCGTCGTTCGCCAAGTGGCTGGTCAAGAACAAGCACGCGCGCAAGGCCTACGGCGGCGGCGTCGATATCTGGATCTCGGACTTCGGCCAGTCGATGGAGCGGAAGGAAGCCTGCGCCTACGCGATGGCCAAGGTGCTGCAGGAGGAGCTGGCCAGCAACAAGCTGTCGATCTACGCCTCCAGCCGGATGGACTGATTTTAATTTGGAAGCGACTTCCAAATTAACCGGGCGCGGCATGGTGCTGCGCCCAGAAAGGGAAAACCAAGTGAGCTACGTTGTTGCCCGCAAGAAGTTCGAGTCGATGAGCGAAGCGAGCGCCTATGCGGAATTGATTTTCAAATCGAAAGGCATCGTCGTCGCGGTCGAGAAGCAGAAACCGTCGAAGGCCGAGAAAAAACTGGTCGCGGCGCGCATCAACCGCGCGGTGGTCGGGTTTCAGATTCCGATGATGTCAATCCCGAAGCTGTACAGCGCGCTGGAAGGCGCGGTCGCGGCAGGCAGGTCGGACGAGGAGCTGAAGGCGATTGTCGCCGCGTTCCCCGGCGTCGAGGTGGCGTGATGGGCTGGCTGTTCTATCACAAGCCGAAAGGCGTCAAGGCGGTTGACTCGATCATCGCCGGTTGCGGGCCCGAGTTCGCCCAGCGGATCGTGGCGTCGAGCGCGACGCGCGAAGCGGTGTTTCTGGTGGCGCAATTCAACGAGCCGGACAGCGACGTCTACGTCCCGGACGCTGACGGCAACATCCGCGTGCTGCTGGTCTACATGATCAAGAGCGTGCCCAACGCCAGCGACGGCTACAATTTCGGCTACAAGGATTTGACCGAAACGATGGGGCCCTATGGCTGCGAAGCCCCGATGTCGATCATCGCCCAGTGCTCCGAGCTGAAGCCGCTGA